CCATACAATCCATCCAGTTGAAAAACTGGTGTAATAGGAACAGATACAACTTCACCAAATGCACTACTACCACTTGCCGTTCCGTGGCATCCATCAATGTTGCCGTATCTATCGGCACACATATAGACTTCAAATAGACTTCTCTCTTGATTGAGATAGTCTTGTGTAATTTTATTCCACTGTGCCATCAGTCACTCCAACTTAGTCTTTCTGGTCTATACCTTTGAGAACTCTTAATATTTAAAGAACTCTGAGATGCTGGATAAATGTTGTGAACAACAGCGCCAGGATATTCTCCTTGAAGATTTTCTGCCAACTCATTCTTAGAAGGCATAGAACCTTCAATCTCCATTCTATATATTTTACCTTCCCAGACGACATCAGCGAAATAAGATTCGCTTGCTTGCTCTGGTGAAGACCCTCCTACATTGAGGGTTCCATTGAAATCACCATTAATAGTGATACTTTCGGTTAGAAATTGTTGAAAACTTTTCATACCCGTGTTCCTCCTTTAAAGAAGTTATTTGCCGATGGTCTAGGAGTTGGTTCAGTTTGTGTTGGTTGTCTTGGCATATTGGATCCAAAAACAGGTTGTTGCTTCACTGGCATTCTAGATGGATTATTAGGATCTACACCGCGTTCTCTATTTTTACGGTCTCTTCTTTTCAAATCTTGTACAATATAATGTTGAGCCATCCCCTCTTGAAATTGTTGAAAACTTTTCATCAGCATCTCCAGCGTTTGCGTGCTTTACAAATTGCTTTATCTGGGGTCTTAGAGCAATCGATGTTGTGCATCTTTCTCTGACCATTAGAGCGAGCACAGAAGGACTTGCGTCTCTTTGCTCTCTTACCAGTTGGTTTTTTCTCAGTTACAGCAGTCTTAAGTTTGGAACCTGGGTTCTCACGCTTGTAAGCATCAACTGCTTTCTGACTCATACCATCAGTCTTGTCTTTTTTATTGACCTTTTGCCAGTCTTCGGAAAGTTCTTCTCTCCAGTTTGAGTATCCTTCCTTCACACAGTTGGGAACCATTTTCCCACCTTTCTTCTTCATACCAACTTGCTTATAACCAACCCAACAAGGATCACCCGATTTCTTCTCATTGAGTGGTTTTGCCTTAATAATATCAAAAGTTTCAATTTCGGTAGGTTTGAAATCATCTCTCCAGTTAGAGAATTCATAACCTTCTTTCTTAGTCTTATTACCCCAGTTAGCAGCACCAACCTTACGACACTTAACTAATGCACCAGAAGCATAAGCACTTGGCCAAACATTATATCTTGCTTTTACTTTCTTATAGCAAGCGTCTTTCTTTTCGGAGACTACTTCACCTTCTGGTTCGAAGTGTGCTTTTTGTAATTGTGATTTCAACTTATGGATATCCTTGCTTTTCCCACCAGCACCTTCAACCGCCTTTTTAAAAGCATCATCAAACTTTTCATCATACTTAGTTCCTCTAGTATCATATGCCTCAGCAGTTACCATTTTTGCCTTACCCTTTCTGTTTGGGTTTGGATCTTCCTTGCGCTTTTTCTTTGCTCTTTTTTCTCTCTCATCCTTACTCATCGCTGCTCTATCATCAGCATCACGACAGAATGGTTTAGTCTTCTGACCTGGTTGCTTAGCACAAGGTTTGCCATCATATTTACCACCTGCCTGAACCCATCCACCACCTTTGAACCAGTCGCGGAGTGAGTAATCCTTGTCTTTGGCAGACTTACCATCACGCTTACCTTCGGTGACAGTTCCTTCCAAACACTGGCAAGGATCTTCATTACAAATAGGACATGCTTGCTCCATATAAGATGATGCAGCATCCGTATCATGTTCGGCATTTGTAATCTTTGCCTGAACCCAAGCAGGTAAGTTATCCTTGTCAGTCTTTTTAGCAAGAACTTTTGCAAGTTTTTTTAGATTGTCTGCAGATTTTTCTACCTGCTTTTTAGCCATTGATACTTCGTGATCACCCTTTTCGTAGTTCTTTGCTTCTTCCACTTTTTTCTTTCCTTGACAGTGTGCTCTTTGTGAAAAACCTTTTGGATTCTTGCAGTCGATAGACTTTTTATATTTCTCAGACCAACCTTCACTTACTGCTCCACCATCACCATTAGAACCATTGGACCCATTACCATTGGTTCCATTACCATTCTTTTTAGTTTCCGTACTTTCTTCAGACTTCTCTTCTTCTTTTTCTTTACGCAACCATCCACCCAGTCCTACACGATAACCGTTAGGAATCTTTTTACACTTCTTCTCATCGTAGCAGTAATAATAACCCTGCTTACACTTCTTCATTTACTTTTTTCTGGGTTATTATTATTTAGAAAACCTTGCTTGAGTAGTTTTTGCAACTCTGATGTTGAACCTACAAATACGGCATTATTTGTTACGGTGCTTGGTCCTTTATTACCAACATCTTCTTCAACATCTTTTAACTTCTTCTGTAAGTCAATTAACTTATCAGTAGTATCAGCAACACTCTTAATCAACTGACCAGCAACTTCATATGCTCTTGGACTTCCACCTTCACCAGCAAGTTCCATAATACCGTTTATTGCTTCTTGCCCTTTTTCAATCAATGAATACAAGTTTGCTCTTGTGTATTCATAGTCTTTTGAAATATCAGTCTTTTGTTCAGGTTTTTGAATACTCCTTGGAGATTCTTCCACCTCAACAATACTACTCTCAACATTCAGAGCGTTATCAATAGCATCAAATTCAGACATGAGTATTAAATATCAGTTTGTTGTGTAGGACTATAAGACTTGGAATCTCCTAGGTATTCCCAATTTTCGTTGAAACCAAAGTCGTCATCTGGTTCCACGAGAGCATCATCTTCAACAGTAAGTCTGTGAACAACAGCACTCTGCAAGTGCTCAACATTTGTTGTTCCCTGATAACCTCTTTGAACTGTTATATTTTGAGAGTCTGGGATAGAAGTCACCAACATTATTTCTTTGTCAATGATAATTCTATCGTTGACTGAGAACGGTGCAGAACCACCAACTTTCAACAGCAAACTCGAATCATTTAATGTTTCTGTGAGATATGAAGAGGCATCATTGTTATAATCTTGTTTTGCTTGTGGTGTAGCAGTATATCTCATCTCACGCTTAGCAGTCTTAGTATCAGTGCTGCTATACATATCAACTTGAACCTTCTTGATGAGACCTTCGGAACTATCTGCGATGGGACCAAACAGATATGTCTTCGCTGTAAAGCGTAAGGTGTAAATTAGTGATCTTCTTGTTGAGAAATCACCCTCATAGTCATCTTGGAAGTTTATACTGCTTAGAGTAATAGGAACGTCTCTCTTCTCTCCTATTGCATCTACTAAGTCAATAGTTAAGTTGAATGCTGGTTGGAAATATGGTAATATTTGCTCTACAATTTGCAATGCATCATCGTTCAGTTTACATAGTATGTTGAGTTCAAAGTCAATATTATATGGAACAGGCATGAAAACCTTTTTTGTAGTTCCACCATCACATACTTTGAATGTTTGAGTAATGCTAGACTTTCTGGTTGGGTCATATGATATACCTACCATCTCAAAAGACATTCTCGGTAGAGTAATCTGAACCGCTCTATTTAAATCTGACTGCTGTTCTAGTCTTGCCAAAAACTTTTGAACAGGACCATATGCTAGTGGAACTCTAATATCGCTGATAGAGTTTCCATTACCATCATTGTGACGGATATGAATTTGATTGAAAAGAGTGCCGAAAGATATAATAGTCTTTCGTATTATCTCGTGATAATAATAAGTTCCTAACATTAATAACTACCAAATGGGTTCGATTCTGTAAAATCTAGAATGAGATCTGCCTCAGTTTCAATTTCATCATTTTGAGTGTATTTATCATAAGTATCCATCTGGTCAAAAGTTTGTATCGAATACTGTGCCCCAGAGTCTTTTCCAGTAACGACTTCGCCAGGGAAGAAACCAAGTTGAGTTGAACCAATACTTACATTAGATATCTTGAGAATCTTAGTATCTTTATCCCATTCCTTGACTCTTGCCTCTGTTTTAGACCTAGAACCAATAACAATTTCATTGAACAGATATGTTCCAATACCTGTTAGCAGTGGTGGATCGGAAATAGTAACAGTTGCAGAAGTTGTGTATCCAAAACCAGGATTTGCAACGTATATAGAACTGATAATATCATCGCTACCACTCTTACCAACAGAAGCGATACCAACTGCGGTCTGACCAACTCCACTGATTTGAAGTTCGCCAGGTGCAGAAACTGTTACCGTTGGTGCTGTTGTATATCCAACTCCACCATCACTCATAATGAATCTTAGTACACCATTGTACGTTGTTTCGATAGAACAAGTTGCTGCTGCACCTGTTCCACCACCACCATATATCGAAATGGTTGGAGCAACAGTGTATCCAGCACCAGCATTTGTTAAGTATAGTGCTTTAACAGAACGAATACCTGCTATTGAAGATGTAATAGCAACAGCAGTTGCATTATCTCCTGGTTGTCCCGTTGGAGAAGTGCTAATAGCAACCAATGGGTCTGATGTGTATCCAGAACCATCGTTAGTTAAGAACAGTTGTCTAACATATCCAGTTCCAAGACTCAAACTTGCAGTTGCTGTTCTACCAACACCAATAAGTTGTAAAGTAGTGATATATCCTTCTTCTTCGACCTGAGTGTCGATCTCTTCAATAGTGGTATCGAGGATTTCATCCTCATATTCAAAGAGTTCACACTTGAGTTGGTATACGTAGTTTTTCCCTAACTGATAGAAGGGGTCTTCATGCTCTACAAACTTAACTTCAAATAATCTCTGACCTAATGGGAAGTAAACTAAGTCTCCCTCTCTTGGTCTTGTTGGAGATATCATCTCAGAGTCTTCTGTACCATCATCAATACCAGCCATGAATGGTGCGATGAAGTCTTCAAATCTTTCTTTTGATATGGTAATGGTTAGTTCATCCCTCAAACTCATACCAAACTTTGTTAGAACATCTCCCGCTCCGCCATAACCATCATATGTGTTTACATATGCTTCAATAGCAAAGTTATCATCAAACTTTGATGACTGAACCTCTTCTATAATAGTCTGTCTTCTTACAAACTTTCTTGGAATGTATGTGACTTCGAGTCCATACATCCGCATCTGTTCATTGACCAGATCTTGTATTAGACGCTGCTCACTAGCAGTACCTTGTAAGAAAAAGGGATTAAGTGCCATTATCCAATAAAGTCGTATGGTGGAAGTTCGTGCTCCATTGTCATCCTGGACTTGAGTTCTGCTAACTCTCTTTCAGCATCTTCATATATTTCTCTACCATTGAATTCGATACCGCCTGGTAGTTTCACTCCTCTAAACTTGATTAGGTTCTGACCCCACTGTCTCTTAATTAAAGCGGTCAGATATTTCTTCATGAAACTATCATTGTATATCTTGCTGAAATCTGATGGGTCTAATGCGCGATAGCAGTCAATAACTAAGAAGTTATCTACACTTTGAGAACCCCAATCGATGTCTAAGTATAGTCTATTTTGTCTCTTATTGAAACGAACCTGCTTATCAGTGGTAAGCAGATGATCAATGTCTTCAAGGTAACTCTTTACCATAGAGTATTGAAGAAGTTCAACAGAGTTGAAATAATATAAGTCGTTTAAGAATAACTGATATTTAATACTAAACATTCCACCAGAAATGGAACTCGTATCAAATCTGAATATTTTTTCAACGCCAATTACAGAATCTGGAACTTGAAGGTAATTGGAATTTTCGTAAAAATTGAATGATGTTGAACCGTATCCAGTAATGGTCGATGTTCCTGTCGTTGTGACGATACCTACGCCATTTGTACCA